CATGAATCCAACTCAAAGAGTGAAACAAAGTAAGAAAATTTATGATAGAAATAAAAATAAGAATAATATGGAATGGCAATATTGAAAGACACAACATTAAATGTATTAGATTTTTTACAAAATATTGGAAAAGCTATTGAAGAAAAAGGAGAGTGTGAATTGAGAGAAAAATCATGGTCAAGAGATAAGTTAAAGATTAGCTATAGTAATCCGATGATTACACCTTTTTACGAATATAGTAAGGAAGAAAAAGGAGAAGTTGAAAGACCTGTTAAGAGCATCAAAGATGCAATGTACTTCTATTATCACATAGATATATTTGATGGTGACAAGAAAATGTTTTCTGCTGGAACCCACGATAATCCAAAAGTTCAGGACTTACCAGCATACATCGATTATATAATGCAATTCAATATGAAGAAGCATAGCTATGTAATTGACGAAGTTAAGGATGAATGTGGGTTTCACAGAAAGATTCAATACGCTCAAATTATACTAGAAGATAGTTTTATAGATATTGAGTATTCATATAAGATTGAAAGATATGATTATGCAGTAAAGCAGAGTGATGAGAAGAAGCATAAAAAGTGGACAGATTACACATTGACTATTAGCGAAATGGGAAACAAGAAGACAAGCTTTGGGAACGCAGTTGTAATAAAAAATATCTCACCAAAAGAGCTAAACAGACTGAAGGAAACAGCAATCGCATTCTGTGAGCAAGCAGTAATCGATTATAATAAAGATTTTAGCTAAGGAGAAAATAAATAATGAAAAAGAAAGTTTATATGTTTAAATGGAAAGGTAGATTAGGTGATTGGCACGAATCTAAAATTTACGTGAGAGCATATCAATGCTATAAAGGAGCAAAAGATCTTAATTTTAGAAAAGATTTAGAAATTAAGTTTTTTGAAGCAGAAGTTGATTGGCAAGAAGTTGAAAGCGTTTATAATAAAAATACAATAAGTGGAGGAAAATAATGATACGCAAAGCTGGAGAAAGAGTATATATTAGAAAAGATCTAAAAACTGGAGATGGTGATGGAGATTGGAATTTTGAAGGAGATATGGTAAACTATCTAGGTAGAATAGCAACAATAACAGAAGTTGAAGATTTTGGTTGTTGCTCATTAGATATTGATAACGGTAGATTTGGATGGATTGATTGTATGTTTGATGAAGGAGAAGAAATAAAAGAATTTGTAAAAATTAAGTGGCAAGATGGAACTATTCCAGAAGTTGGTAGAAACGGTGTTCAAATAGCAGAAGCTTTAGAAGTAGTTTTACAACAATTAAAAGGTTATCAAGAGAAGTTTACCTGTAAAGAAAATGCTATCTCTATTACTAAGATTGAAGAAGCAATTATGTGGCAAGAAAAAAGAACAAATGATCGCATTAAAAGAGGCGTCGAAGGTAAGCATATTATTTAATATAGAAATAAGGAGAATTACAAATGACAAGAAAGCAAATGTTTAATATTGTTTTTAATAAAGCATTAGAGAAAGGTACTGGACTTCTAGTTAAGATTGAGGCTCCCAATATGCCAGATTATGAAATTATTATCAATCCGCCTAAAAATGTTCCGACTAAGATTGAATATTATAATGAAGCATATGATGATGAGATGAAACTAAAAGCAAATAATAAGATAAAAATGGTAACTGCAGATGTTTACTATATTTTATAAATTATTAAAATAAGCTGCTTAATTGCAGCTTTTGTTTTACAAAAAGCAAATAAAAAGATAAAATATTAATATAGACTGGAGGATAAACTTTGGCAAGACTACTCAAATGTTATGGATCTGATTGTTCTAAGTTTCCTAAAGAGGAAATGAAAGAATTTAAGGGAAAAAATTATTGTGAAAAATGTTATGAAGAAGAAAAGAAAAATAGTGAAGGATATAAAACCTTTTTAGAAGTAGTAACTGAAGCTTACAGTATTCCGTATCCAACAGGATTAATGTTACGACAAGCTAAAAACTTTAGAAATGATCGCAACTATGAATATGAAGATCAAGCTATTGCTATTCTATATATCAAAAACATATTGCGAAAGGAAATGAATACAAAGTTTGGACTTGGATTAATTCCTTATGTCATTGATGATGCTAAAAAGTTTTATATTGATCAAAAGCAAAAAATGGAAGATATGAAAGAAAAAGACTTCCATTATGAAATTGATGTAATTAAAAAGAAAAAAGTAGAATTTGATAAACATTCTGCAATGAAGAATAAATTAATTGATATGGAAAAAATATTGTAAATGGAGGAAAGATTATTAAATGACACCAACTGAAATGTCGCTAAATCCAGTAAGGCCAATTTATTCAATGATAGGAAATATCTGTAACCATCCTGATCTTTTAAGAAATCCTGAGATTATCTTAGGAGCAAGAGATTTTGTACAAGATTTTCATAAGATTGTATTTAGTGCAATCAACAACATCGTATATACAAATTCTGAAGTTCAAAATATTACTGCTATTGATATAGATAATTATCTAAGTTCATACCCAACTTATTACAAAACTTGGGATGAAAATGATGGAGTAAAATATATTGAAGACTCTAGAAAACACGCTAATAAAGATATTTTCAAAACAGATTATGATAAGATCAAAAAATTCTCTCTACTTCGTAATTATGTAGAAGAAGGAATTGATGTTTCAGATGTTTATGACTACAAAGCAACAGACTTAAAGGATATTAGCAAATCATCTGAGAAATTAGAAGGTTTAAGTATTTCAGATATTGTTGAACACTTCACACAAAAATTAATTTCAATTAGAGATAATTGGAATATTGAAGAAGGAGTGGTAAAAGATTTTAAAGCTGGAGAAGATCTGGACTCCTTATTACAAAGACTTTCTGAAGATCCAGACTTTGGTTTTCCATTTGTTAATACTTTCTACAATGCCTTATTTAGAGGAATGAGAAAATCAAAATTTTTACTTAGATCAGGCGGGACTGGTAGCGGAAAGACAAGAAATGCAATTATGGATATGTGCTCAGTTGCTTGTTCTGAAATTTATGTAACGGGTAAAGGATGGCAAAGTTTAGGCCCCTCCTATCCTGCATTATTTATTTCAACAGAGTTAGATAAAGAAGAAGTGCAATTGATTATGTTAGCATTTCTAACTGGAATATCAGATTCAGATATTAAAAACGGAAATTATGATAAAGGAACAGAAAAAAGATTATTATATGGAATTGAAATATTAAAAAAAGCTCCTTTCTTTTGCTCATATATTGAAGATTTTTCTATCTCAGATATTGAAATGAAAATTGAACAATATATTATTAAAGAGGGAGTACAATATGTTTCATTTGACTATATTCAAATGGTTCCTAAACTATCTAGAAGCATGCAACAAAGTTTTGGATCAAACTTAAGAGAAGATCAAGTTTTAGTTTATTTTGCAGCTGCTCTTAAAAATATTGCAACCCGATATAATATTTTCTTAGAATCTTCTACACAATTAAATAGAGGATCAAAAGAAAATGAAAATAGAGATGCAAGCAGTCTTCGTGGATCTATTGCAACAGCAGATAAAATTGATCATGGTGTTCTAACTTTTAAAACAACTAAAAAAGATAAAGAAGAATTGAAATATATTCTACAAAATAGATTAGGAAAAGAACCAAATTTTAGCCATTGGGTTTATAAAAATCGCGCAGGAGCAGATCATATTATTATTTGGACTCATATGGATTTAGGAACAATGAGAGAAGAAGTTCTATTCCTAACCGATTATGATTATAATTTATTGGATAATATTTCTCCTCTAGTAATTGAGTTTTCAGAAGATGAAAATGTAGAAGAAAAAGTAGAGAAAATTGCCCCAGTAACAATGAAAAGTATTCAAACCCAATCTGATTTTGTTCCTGATTTTTAGAGTGGGTGAAATATGGATGCTGCAAAAGTTGTTGATATGCTCTCAGATCGAGACATATGGGATTTATTAGAGCCTTTAAATGCAAAACCAGAGAAAAAAGGAAATACTTATGTTTGTGAAACTGTTTGCCACTGTGGAGATAAGAAGAAATTATTTTATTACCGAGATAGTAAAAACTTTTATTGTTATACAAACTGCGGAAGTATGAGTATTTTTGATTTTGTTTCTAATACTTTAGATTTGACATTTATAGAATCTTTAAGATATATAACTAAAAAATATAACATTAGAGATAATGGACATTTTGAAGAAGGTTTTGTATTTGATAAAGTCGAGAATCCTGGAGAATTATTAAATAAGAAATTGCAAAAAATAGAGTTTCCTAAAATTGAAGTAATAGATGAAAGTGTTCTAAAAGACTTCTACAACTTATATCATAAGATGTGGATAAAAGAAGGAATAACAGTAAAATCTATGAAAAAATATGGAATACTTTATAGTATTTTAGATAACCAAATAATTATTCCGCATAGAAATGAATATGGAGAATTAATTGGAGTTAGGTGTAGAAACCTAAAAAAAGAATTAGTAGATGATGGTAAGAAATATATGCCAATTTATTACGAAGGTAAAACACTGAAACACCCAACAGGAGCAAATCTGTTTGGATTAGATAAAAACAGACAAAGCATAAAAAAACTAAAAACCTGTATTCTTTTTGAGTCAGAAAAATCTGTTTTAGCTCTAGATTCTATGTTTCCTGATGCATCAATAGGATTATGTGTAAGTGGTAGCAATTTGACAGTTTACCAACTGGAGCTACTAAAAAAACTAAATATTGAAGAAGTAATAATCGGTGTAGATAAAGAATTTAAAGAATTTGGATCAGAAGAAGAAATTTTTTATGCAGACAAAATAAAAGCAGTTTTCAAAAATAAATTAGCCCCATGGTTTAAGGTGAGTATATTATGGGACACCAAAAATTTATTAGAACAGAAAGATAGTCCTGTAGATAAAGGAAAATTTGTTTTTGAAGAGCTGCTTAAGAATAGGATTATATTATGAATAAAAG